TCGGCCATGGCGGCGAGGTCGGATGGGCGAGTCACGCGGAGGGACCCCTCTGTCGTGCCGGTCGCGTAGAGCGCGATCATGCGCTCGATGTGGTCCACGATCTCGGCGGCCCGCTCGCGCTCGTCGGTCCACTCCCCGAAGGGGGAGGACGCCGATCGCCACAGCGAGCCGCGCGGGAGCGTCTCTATGAGGTCGATGGCCTCGTCCACGCCCACGTCCTCGTACCGGACCCCGTACACGCGCCGGAAGTCGTGCCTGAGCTCGCGGACGCGCCCGCGCTCGAGCGCGGCGAGCCTCAGAAGTTTTTTAGTTCCTTGGAGTCGAGCAGCGCGTTGTAGGCGTACGCGATCGCCGCCTCGTCGAGCGTGCCGTCCTCGTCCGTCGCGGCGGCGACGAGCTCCGTGTGCTGCTCCTCGCCGAGCAGGAAGACGAAGGCGTCCCGCACGTCGTCGTTGGTGCGGTCCTTCTTGTCGAGCAGGGCGCTGAACCGCCCGTCGTGCGCCCGCTTGACGGGCACCGAGAGCTGGACGCCGAGCACGCTCAGCTCGGCCGCGCGGCCGCGCCGCTCCTCGATGAGCTTGATCTTCGCGTCGGCGGTGCGCCCGGCGCGCGCGGAGAAGCCCAGGGCCTCAGCGTACGCGTCGAGCTCGGACGCCGACATGGACCTCATGCGGTCGGGGTTCATCTGCCCTCCCCCTTACGCCGAGACGGGCTTGGCGCGGTAGATGTCGAAGAACTTGCCGTCACCCGGGTCGATGGCCGTGAAGGTCATGCCGTAGACCATCAGGCTGCCCTGCTGGTGGGGCACGTCGTCGAAGCTGTCCACCGTGGCCTTGCGGATGACGGTGCGGCGCAGGTAGCCGCTGGACTCCAGCTCGTCGAAGACGAGCGGCACGGTGCCGCCGGATCCGAGCTTCGCGGCGATGTGCGCCACGGAGCCGTCCGCGCCCGCCTCCACGTTCTTCGCGCCGAAGCGGAGCTTGGCGACGGACGGGCGGTTCACCTCGATGAACTCCGCCTTGAAGGTGTGCTCCTCCTCGGAGACGACGGAGAGCACGACCGACCCGCGCCAGCCCTTGAACTTGTTCGAGGTGATGGACTTGGACTCGGTGTATCCGTTCTCGGACAGGTCGCCCAGGGACTCGTAGCCCGCGAGGGTCTCCATCTTCGTCACGGCGTCCGCCGGGTACGTCGGCGCGTCGGCGAAGCTCGTGTAGCAGCAGCCGCCCTCTGCGGGCTTGCCGACGGTCACGAGGTCGTTGTCGTACGCCTCCAACTTGGTGTCAGCCATTTCGGCTCCAATCTATTCGTTTTTTCGATTAAATTCAGATGCTTATGCGACCGGCTTGTACGTGGCCACGCTGTACGAGGCGAACCACCTCGGCGAGCGCGTGAGCAGGTCGCGGTCGCTCCGGAGCGACGTCTCGCGGACGCGGGCGAAGCCCCCCGAGAAGGGGAGCGACAGCATGGCGGCTGAGACGCGCATGGCGAGCGCCGATGCCTCGGCCTCCGTCGGAGCCCACATGAGCACCTGCAAGGTGGCCTCGTCGATGAGGCCGTCCCTCATGGCCCCGCCGTCGCGGCGGACGACCACGAGCCTCTCGGGCCTCGGGTCCGGCACGCTGACGCGCACCTCCACCCCGGGGAGGGAGGAGGCGAGCCGCGCCCTGACCTCGGCTTGGACGTCCATTCGGCGCATGGCCGCCTCCTCAGTGCCCGAGCGAGTCGAGCGTGTGGTGCTGGTTCTGGTCGTATCCGCCCTCCAAGGTCGCCACGCGGACGGCCCCGAGCGTGTCGTGGTTGCCCCTGTACGTGACGCCCTTGTAAGGCGGCGACTCCATGGACCCCGGCTGCCTGGAGGCGTGCTTGAGCGTCGCCCTGAGGCCGGGCGGCATCGAGGCGCGCCGGGCCTCGGCCTGCGCGTTCGCCTTCGCGGCGATGCGGTCCACGTGCTCCTTCGTGAAGGAGTAGACGCCGTCCGACTTCATGACGTCCACGACGCCGCGTTTGAGTATCTTGACCCTGCCGGCCGACACGCTAGCCATGGGCCCTCCCCACCTTCGCCACGACGTCCCACGCCGTGGGGCACGGGCGCGTCACGTCCGGGTAGCCGGACACGATGAGGGCCGCGTCGGCGTCCGACGGGTCCATGCCGCGCCCCACCAGCGCCACGCGGGCGTGGGCGAGCGGGGCCATGGAAGCCGTGTAGGCCTTCGGGAAGGCGATCGAGTACTCCGCCGTCACGCCGTCGGGTCGCACGGGGTCCTCCATGTCTGACCCGGCGAGCGGGCGCACGAGGCACCCGTCCACCTCCTCCGGGACCCACTTGTAAATCGGCTCCCCCATGGCGTCGCGCCCCGCCTCGGCGCGCCTGAGGACGGCCACGCACTCCCCCATCATCCGAGCGCCCCGTAGGACGGGGATATCGTCCCGATGCGCTGGGACGTGCCCAGCAGGCGCCTCAGGGCCGACAGCGTGGACCGGTCGAAGTAGGCCGTGCCGGACGGGTTGGAGAGCGTGACGCTCCCCTGGAAGCCGTTGGCGCTGAATGACGCCTGGCTCGCCCCGGCGACCTCGCCGATCCCCTCCATGAGGGGCGGCACGAGGGCCTTGCGGGCCGCGTCCGTCACGAGGAGGCGCGCCAGCGCGGCGGCGTCCCCGGTGAGCGCGCGGCCCTCGGCGATGCCCGCGATGGCGCGGAGCTTGGCCGACTGCTGGGCGAGGGCGGAGGAGACGCGCCCCTCCGGCGTGGCGTCGTCGCCGGTGTCGGTGCGGTAGTCCTCCACCGTGGCGTACGCGGCCCCCATCAGAGGGCCCTCGCGATGGCGGCGAGCTTGGCCTTGGTGGTGCCCTTGGGGGCCGCGCCGCCGCGCTCGGAGATGAGGCCCCTGAGCTCGGCGACCGTCATCGAGTCGATGGGCGGCGACGCGGGCTCCGTACCCTCGACGAAACCGCCCTCGGAGAGCTCGCGCAGGCGGCCTGCGGCCAGGTACACCTCCTCGCCGACGAGGTGGATGGAGCCCGTCAGCCTGTCGGTGTACGGGCTTGTCACTCTAGCGAGCATGTCCCCTCCTTACGCAGCGGGCGCGATGGTGCCCTTGACCATGTAGTCCTTGACCTCAGGGAAGAGCAGCATGCCGCCCATGACGTGCGTCTCGACGGACGCGCGGTCGTATGCCGGGCCGTGGGCGACGCCGATGAGGCCGCCGTCCTGCGTTTGGTACGCGAGGCCGGACGCGGCGAGGGCGGAGAAGTCGAGGGAGAAGAGGTGGATGTTCTCGGTCGGCGTGGCCCAGACGGTGCCCTTCTCCACCTGGGAGGTGAGGAAGACGCGCTGGACGCCCAGGAAGTCCATGAGGTAGGTCATGCCGAAGAGGGTCTGGGTCGTGACCGGCTGGGTGCCCAGGTAGGATGCGGCGTCCTGGCGGTTGATGAAGTGGACGACGCCCTCGGGCGCGCCGTCGCCGTTGGCCTCCATGGAGTCGGCGAGCGTGGCGTCCACGTTGGCGAGCGAGGCCTGGAGGGTCTTGCCCGTGGCCGCGCCGGTGCCGGTCTTCATGAAGCCGAAGAACTTGGACACGATGTCGCGGCGGATGTCGGAGAGCATCTTCTTGTCGGTGCGCAGGACGGCCGCCTCGTGGCCGCTCTTGGCGATGGCGGCGGCGGTGGTGATCTTGCGGTACGGGACCGGGTCGAACGAGCCCACGGGGACCTTCTTGACGGTGTACTTGGAGAGCGGGACCAGGTCGCCCTCGGTGTAGGCGGCGGTGTTGAGCGCGCCCTCCACCTTGGCCTGGTAGAGCGCGGTGCCCGCCGTGCGGACCTCGGGCGCGAAGATGCCCAGGACGTCGGCCAGGCGGTCCGCCTCGCCCTTGAAGGCCTCGACGAACTCGACGTCGAGGGAGAGGTTGATGTCGTCCTTGGTGGTGGTGTTGTCTGCTGCTGCCATTTCGGCTCCTTATCGGTAGATGTCTGCGTGCTTGGCCCGCGCCCGCACGCGGGCGACCGGGTCCTTGATGGCGTTGATGGACTCGGCTGTGACGGCCGCGCCCCCTGCCGGGGCGCCCCCCTTGTCGAGCGGGTACGCCGGGCGCACGGAGTCCGCGTAGGCCCTGACGGCCTCAGCCGACGCCTTGAGCTCCTCGGCCGTCCCGCCGTGCAGGAGGGCCGCCGGGACGCCCGTCTCGGCCGAAACCTCCGCGACGGCGCGCTGCCGCTCGATCACGGCCTCGGCCTCCGCCAGCGCCGACTCGGCGCGCTTGGCGCGCTCCTCGGCCTCGTCGAGCCCCTTGGCGCGCTCGGCCTGGGCCTTCAGCTCCTCGTAGTCGGAGAACTGCCCGCGCGTCTCGCGGCGTACCCTGCCCATGAGGGCGTCCACCTCGGTCTGCGTGAACGTCCGCTGACCATCCGGCTCAACCTGCGCCTGCGGCTCAGGCTTCACCGGCTCCGCTACGGCCCCCACGGCCTTCTCTTCGTCCATGTCTGCCTTCCTTTCCCTCGTGAGAGGTCGATCCCCCGCCTTTGGCGGTCGTTCATCCGTGCTCTCGCCCACGGCGGCGCGGTATGGAAAAGGGGCCCTGAGGCCCCCTTGATCCCAAATTTGTTGAATATTCGATGCCGTTTAATGCATATGGCCCGTGAGCTGGCCCATGCGGGCCGCGATGAGGTTGCGCTTGAAGGCGTCGTAGGACGCCCCGCGCCCGTGCGTGTTCCTGGCGCGCTGCTCGTCGCTCATCGCGTTCCAGCGGTCCCATGCGACGGGTTCCACCTCGGCTGCCGCGCGGCTGTACAGGTCGAACGCCTCGCCCTCGCTGTAGCCCTCCAGGGCCGGGTTCTCGGTGTCGAAGTCCGCCACGGTCGAGCACTTGCATCCGTTGTGGCGGGCGACGCGCCCCTCGTCGCTGTAATCGAAGCCGCGCGACGCGATGAGCAGGCAGAACCCGCAGGCCCCGACGTGCGGCACGAGCGCCCACCTCGGGTGCGCCGGGTCGCGCCTCGCGTTGCCGACGATCGTCGCGTCGGCGGCCGCGTTGACGTGGCGCACGAGCTGACCGGAGAGGGTGGATCCAAGGGCCTCTGGCCCGGTCGATGCCGATATGGCGGCCGCTGCGGCCGCGTGGATCTCGCTGTCACCCGGCCCGTCGAACGCGAGCGCCTCGTAGGGCTCGTCGACGCCGGCGGCCTCGCGCTGCCCCATGTAGAACTCCACCGCCACGGCGGCGGCGCGGGCCCCGTACTTGCGCGACAGCGCGGGCATGATCCCGTGGACAGCGCGCCGCAGGTCGTCAGCCCCCATGGAGGATGCCGCCGCGCCGTACAGGCGCGCGAGCTCCTCCTGGGCCATGGACACGTTGACCTGGAGCGCCCGCGAGTACGCGTCGAACTCCTCCCGGCCTATCACTCCGACCCGCCTCCCCACGTCTGCGGGGTCGGCGCGCCGAGCTTGTCGGCGATGGCGTTGAGGGCGGCGGTCGACGACGCCTGCCCGCGCTCGGAGATGATGCGGTTGATCGTCGCCTGGTGGAGCCCCAGCCCCTCGTACCAGACGCGCGTGCCGATGAGGCCCTTGTCGGCGCCCGCGATCTTGGTCCACGCGTCGGCGCGGGCGGCGATGGTCGGGGCCGACGGGTCGCTCATGTACGCCTGCACCGCCGCGCGCTCCTCCGGGAGGGAGGAGAGGGGGATGCCGCCCTCCACCGCCATGATCATGCGCGCGACCTCCTCCATGACCTCCGCGTTGCGCAGGTTCATGGCCTCCACCTCCAGTATGAGGGGGTCGTTGGCCGCGCCGAGCGCGTCCGACGAGGTGTAGTTGTTCGACAGCACGCCGAGCTGGCCGATGGGCACGTTCGTCGCGCCCGAGAACCTCTGCGCGTCGTTCTCGAACATGGCCGTGAAGTTCTCGGCCGAAGTCGGGCTGAACTGCCCGACGGTCGGGACGTCCCCGTTCTCGTCGCGCGTGATGGCCCAGATGGAGCCGATGTACGCCTGGAGCTTCTTCACGGGGTCGGAGACGTACTTCGGCTCCTGGTCATCTCCGCCGTCGGCGTCGGCGTCGGTCCCTGCCTCCTCCTCGCCGTCCGCCTCCGCCTCCTCCTTGGGCACCTCGCGACCGAAGAGCTCCTCGGCCACGCCGATGGCGTAGCGCTGGGGGAATGTGAAGAACTCCGCGCCGACCTCCATGCGCATGATGTCGCGCATGGCCTTGTCGACGATGCCGAGCAGCTCGGGCGTGAGCATGGAGTGGCCGAGCGGGCGGTCGAGGTCCGGGTCGTGGCAGATGACCTCCATCATCGGCCTGCCCATGGGGTGCGGCTCCACCTCGCACAGCCAGTCCTCATCCACCCGGTAAAGGGTGAGCACCGCGTCCGGGAAGTGCGCCGTGTAACGCGACGCCCGCCCCTCTCGGTCGACGTCGGACAGCACGATGCCGCACGATATGCGGCCCTCGTCCTTGCCCCAGAGCACCGAGAACTGGGTGGCGGAGTGGGCGCGCACCTTCACGGCGGGCTGGCCGGGGCCGCCGCGCATGACGGTGATCGCCGACACGCCGTGAACGAGCGCCCCGGTGAGCGCCTGCTTGTACACGGAGCGCAGCCGGTTCTCGCGCACGAGCCTGTCAAGCCCCGGGTCGCCCTCGCCGCCGAACACGTAGCCGTCGAACGTCGAGCGGTTCACGTGCGCGTGGACGGCCTTGGAGCACCAACCGGTGACGCAGTTGAGCTTGCTGAATCGCTCGTCGGCGGGGATGGATATGCCGAGCAGCTTGACCCGGCTCTTCATGTCGTAGTACGAGCTGAGGACGCGGTTGCGCCCAGACACGCCGGACCACGTGTCGAACAGGTCCTCCACGCGGGCGCGGTACGCCTGCGGCACCGCGTCGAGGTCCGGCCTCACGAGGTCCGCGCCGCCCGACCTGTAATCCTGGTTCTGCCTCACAGCGACCTCTGCTTTCGTCTGGGGTTCCTTCTGGTGGTCCTCGCCGCCCAGAGGGCGAGCGACGCGGCCTCGATGGCGGCCGACTCGGCGGCGTCCCCGTCGCCGAATCCCCAGCCGCCCCTGTTTCCTATCGGCCTGCGCGTGCTGCCCAGCGCCGACGCGTCGAGCGCGTCCTGAGCCGTGTGGGCAACCGTGCCGTCGCGCAGCCCGTCCACGAGGCCCTGCGCCGCCGCCACGACGTCCCCCGTCCTGGGGCGCATGACGTAGCCGCGCGGGCATTTCAAAGACTCCAGTGAGTCGCAGAGCGCGGACGCGCCCGATAGGCCGTCAACGGCAACGGCCGACGCCCTCCCCCTGCGCGAGTGGAGGGCCCGCGCGAGGTCGGCGGTGCCGCGCTCGGTCGTGCCGAGCTCCACCAGCTCGACAGCGGCGCCCTTGGCCCGCCCGCCGCGCAGCTTGCAGCCCGCGAGGGCGTAGGTTGAGCCGTCGGGTGAGAACTTCACGCCGAAGGCCATGCGGCCCCTGTACGCGTCGCCTATCGCGTCGATGGCTGACGACTCCCATACCTTGCGCGGTATGGCCGCCGCCGCCGACGACTCGGGCGTCCAGTAGCCCAGGCGCTCCACCGCGAAGCCGAGCAGGTCGGCGGACTCGAACTCGCTCTCGGTGTACTCGATGTCGAGCACGTAGCCCATCGAGGGGTTCGACTCGTACACGCTCTCCACCAGGTCGGTGAAGGTGGAGCCCCTCGGCGGCAGGCCCTCGATGCCCCACTCCTGCCAGACCGAGCGCTTTGGCGGGTTGGCGATGGACGAGGCGCGGTTGCGCCTGAAAACCGTCCCCGGCGAGCTGGGGTCGGGCGGCGTCCCGGTGTACACCATCTGCCGGTCGCCCGTCGAGGACGCCGAGAGGGTGAACATGATCGCGTTGAGCTGGTCGTCCTGCAGGTCCTGCGCCTCGTCGAAGATGACCACCTGTATGTCGTCGAATCCGCGCGTCCCGGCGCGGGAGCGGGCGGAGAACTCGATGCTCCCCCCGTTCGAGAGGTGGATGGCCTCCTCGCCGTTGGTGTAGCGTATGTTGGACACCATCGAGAGCACCTCGGGGTGGCGCCTGTCGGTGAAGTAGCGCACGAGGCGCTGGAAAGACTTCTTGGCGGTCTTGACGCGGTGGGCCGTGTGCAGGATGTGCGCCCCGCACACGGCGAGCATGTACAGCTCGTACGCCTCCAGGATCGCGTTCTTCCCGTTCTGACGCGGGACGGACAGCCCGCACGACACGTACGCGGGCCTGTCGCGCCCGTCGCGCGCGCACCAGCTGTCGAGCACGAGGCCCTCCCACGGGTAGAGGTCCACCCCCATGCCCGATATGAGCTCTGCGGCGTCAGGGCCGTCCGTGTACGCCTCGTCGCCGCGCCTGATGTCAACCCGCGGCCTTTGCGCGCCTCTCCTTGCGCCGCCCCGTGAGGAGGACGAGCTTGCTTCCGGCATCGCCCGCCTCCTCCGGTTCGGCCGCGTCTGCTATCCCCAGCTGCTTGTTGAGCTGGCGGATCTCCGCCGACGCTGTTTTAAGCGTGTTTATCTGCGGGAACGGCTTCAGATCGCCCAGATCGTTCTGGTAGGCGGTCTGCCCGCCCAGGTTGTCCAGCTCGTCCATCGCCTGCGCGGCGATCTTGTGCCACTGGCAGAGCATCGAGAGCGTGGGCGCGTCTGACTGCCTGAAGCGGCGGCCTGACGTCAGCTCGTCCCATTTCGCCGACTTGAAGGCGTCGGACTCGATGTCGGGCGGCTTCCTGATGGTCCTGTTCGAGGTCATCTGACCCACCTCTGCCCGCCGCGATCCCACCTGAACCCGGCCTCCTTCAGGATGCCCCTGATGTCGTACGTCTGCCCGCGCACCGACGTGGCCATGTCGAGGTTCAGGTTGTGGAGCCTGTAGCCCCGCTCCATCGGGTCGTAGTAGACGCCCGACGCGAGCTCGAAGTGGCCGGTCGAGCGGCTCTTGTTCACCCTCGTCCAGCTCACGGGCTGCGCGTAGCTGATCTCGACGTCCGTCCCGTCCGCCACGGCGTCGAGGATCATCCTCTCGTACCCGCCGCCGGACCCGGTCCTCTTGTAATCGGTGTCAAGCTCCAGGACGTCCGACCCGGTGACCGGCGACGCCGATCTCGCGGCACCCGACGCACCCGTGCTCGATGACCCTCGTCCACCCATGGAGACCTCCTAGACGCATGAAAAAGGCCCCTTGCGGGGCCGGTTATGGCGTGTTGCGCCAACTCGCTTTTATATCAACTGTCACACCTTGTATATCCTCGCCCGCTCCTTGCGGGTCGCACCCGGCGGGTACACCGTGTAGAGCATGGGCGGCATCGGTGTCTCCCTGAGGCCGAGCGCCTGCTCCGTGAACTCCTTGGCGAACGTCATGAGCATGGGGTCCTTGGTGCTCGGTTTCGCGCTGTACACCCACACGCGGTTATCAGGGTCCCACTTGAAACCTGCCGCCTTGATCGCCTGACGGTGCTCGTACGTGTACCCGTGGATCGAGACGACCACCTCCCGCTCCGCATCCTGACGAGGTATCGGGTTGTAACGACTGGCGTAAAGGTCTCCTTGATCTCGCTCTATGGAGAGCTGACCCGAGCTGATCAGGTCGAGCACGGCCCTGCTCTCCGGGGTGACGGCTGTGCGCGCCGCGCCGCTCGATGAACCTCTGCCGCCCATCAGGCCTCCTTTCTACACGCCGTTATCGTATCATGCAGCTTTAGCGCTAATAGCCCATATTCCTGAGGACGTCGGCATCAGTTCTCCTCCGCGTGCGCTCGTACGTGCCGGTCGTGATGTAACGACTCGTCGCCTCGCCGAACGAGTTGACGAAGGTGCGGGGTGACCGATCAGCGCGCTGCGTCGCTGCCTCCCTTTCTAGGAGGTTCGCGCGCACTCCCTGGAGCCGCTGGAACTCGGATTGTGCGGTGCGATACTCATCGTATCCGCTCTTGGTCGCCCCCGGAACTCCGCTCGGGTAGCCGGTCGCATCAGATGCCGTTCTCTCCATGATCGCGGAAAGCTCCGACATGCGCGCATCGACCTGCGCGACCGTCGTGAACCGCGCCGCACCGGCCTTCCGCGCGACCCCGCTGTACGAACCCCTACCGCCCATGGAATCCCCCTGCTCTGTACTCAATGACCTCGCAGCCGCCGAAATCGAAACCTATATCGCTCCCGTAGAGCAGGACGCGCGACGGCTCCAGCTTCCGCATCGCGCACCGCATCCCATCGGCCCACACGTCTCTGGCGTCCCCGTCCCTCACAACGCCGACCGTGGAGACGGCGACCGTGGAGCGCTTGGGGATGCCGTTGAAGCAGTACGAGAAGGTCCTGGGCTGCGCCCACGAGAGGATGGGGACCACCGTGAGGCCCTGGTCGGCCCAGTAGCGGCCGAGCGCCTGCGACCTGTAGTGGTTCCACCTCTGCATGGGGTCCGGCATGTCCATGTACAGCGAGAAGTCGGGCGTGAGCACGCAGTCGTACGGCCTGAGCGCGTCCAGGTATCGGCCCGGGCTCGTCCACACGCGCTCGAATTGGTAGTCGTCTATGAAGAAGTGACATCCCTTGCCGCGCTTGTCGGCGGCCTTCGTGCTTTTCGCGTAATTGAAGCCCTGCAGCTCGGCGGGCGCTATGTCCACCGGGGGGAGAGGGGGGTAACCGTCTCTCCCGCAGTCGTCGCGGTTGATCAGGCCCAGGTTGTACGCGCGGCCCGTCTTCTGCCGCTCCGCTCCGTAGTCGAGGCCAAGCCGCTTGCTCTTGAAGTCGACGCCGAAGCGCGTCATGTCGAAGTCTTTTAAAGACCTGACCTCCTCGCGGAGCATGCTCTTGTTGTACGTCGCTATGTCGCCGGTCTTGTTGTCCGCGATGCGGAACGCCTTGACCTGCTCCGGCGTGAGGTCGTCGCAGAACTCGATCTTCGAGTCCGGTATCTCGGTCCACCCCAGCGCCTTGCAGGCGGCCACGCGGGTGTGCCCGAAGACGATCACTGGGTTCTCCGGCGACTCAAGGCCGATGGTGCCCCGTAAGCCGAACTCCTTTATGGACTCCGCGACCTTTGGTACGGCCTTATCGTTCTTGCGGGCGTTGCGCGCGTACGGGATGATGTCCGCTATGAGCATTTGGGCACCGTCCTCCACCTGGCGTGACGCCGTACATTGAACCGCCGGATCAGCAAAAAACGCACCCGGGGGTATCTAAGCCACGGTGCGGGGCTCTGGCCCCT